ATCGATAATTTAAAGATTGATTTTACCAAAGTAAAAAAGGAGAAAGATGGAAGAGTTAAGAACTCGCCTTCAGAAGTACAGGGATCTTCAAGCGAAGAAACACGAGAAGTTCCTGGAAGCCAAGAGAAAAGTAAATAAGTATCAAAAAGATTCTTATAGACTTATCTGGAAAATTGAGAAGGCAAAAGAAGAATTAATGAGAAGATAGTCATTAATTTATATTTTTAAAAAAAAAACAATAAAACACTGTAGGGAATCTATGACTTCAAAACAAAAACAAATCTTTAGAGAGTTAAGATTAGCTATGAAAGCTGGTCAATATAGCAACTTATCAAGTAAAGAAAAACTAATTTACAAGAATGCTTTTAAAAATGGTTATAAACTAGCACAACAACATAAAAAGAAAATTAAAGAATATAAACCAAGAAGGATTATTAGTTATCAGTTTAGAAGTATAAGTCCGAAGATCGTAGACTCTGTGATCAACAGAGTGTGCGTAAAGTATGAGGTGCATAAGAAAACTTTATTGGGAAAATGCAGAACTCAAGATGTGGTTCGTGCAAGGAATATCATACACAATATTTTAAATGATAAATATCAAATGAACTTGTCAAGTATTGGTCGACACTTTGGACAGGACCACACTACAGTATTACATTCAATACAAATGAAAGCTAACAAAGAAAGATTTTGGAGTCCAGAACAAACAATATGGAATGAATACTTAGATTTACTTAACTAAGTTCTTGCGTAATTAGGTTTCTTACCTGATCTACCTCTGCTCTCAGCTTTTTGTTTTCTTGATACCGCAGCTCTTCTTTGACTAGCTGACATAGCTCTAGCTTTTGCAGCAGGTACACACTTAGGATAGTTTCTTCTTTTCTCACCTTTGCTACGACCACATTTAGGAAAGCCACCACCTTTCTTAGGGTTAGCAATATCAACCCAATTAGCTTGCACCCAAGATCGTAAACCTTTTGACATTATCTTTTCTTTTTCTTTTTCTTTTTACCACCAGGTGTTATCTTGCCTGAACAAACTGCACTAGCATACATATTTGCGTAAGCTGAAGGGTATACCTTAAACTTACGCTTCGCTGCAGCTTTACCTCTTGCACATAATTTAGCCATGTCTTTTTTGTACTGTAAACTTTGCCATCTTCACAGCTCCTTTGTGTGGTTTGTATGTACCCTTCATCAGTTTATATGAGCTACCTTTTTTCATCCAATGAAAACCTTTTGGTGCTTTTACTGATTTAGTTGTCATACTCTTTTTTTCTTTTTAGACATTTTTAATTTTCTAAAGTCAGCTCCTGTAATTCTATCTCTAGGTTCAGCAACACGAGCTATCTTCATTTGTTTTTTACTATACCTTTTGTTTTTTCCTTTTGGCATTAGTACATTCTCCCTTTAGATTTTTTAGCTTTCTTTGCTTTCTTAACTTTCTTCTTTGTCATTGGTTTCTTCATCTTGTATCCTGGCATTGTTTCTCCTTTTTTAAGTTACAATATTTATCAAAACAAGAACCATCTTTACCATCATGGCAAAAATACTTCTTGGTATGAGTTATAATCCATCCACCCATGGTATTCAACAACTCTTTTCTACACCATGTGCAATATCCACAAATAAAATCTTGATATTTACTTTTGTTCCAAGTCTTTTTTTTTAGCATTTTTTTTCTTACAGCTACAAAACTTAAAGGTTAAAACATCATCTACCTTTTTATTTAAGCTGTCAATGTAATCAAAAAGTTTCTGAAATAATTTATCTAACATCTCCATCTTCGCCTCGCTTGTCTTAATCTTGAGTTAGGATCTTTAGCAGCTTTAGGAAATCTTTTCATTTGACCTGCTGATCTTGCACAATAAGATTTACGTCTAGCTTTTTCTCTTGCTGTCAATCCACTCTTCTTTGTTACAGCAGTTTTAAGTTTAGATCCAGGATTTTCTTTTCGGTATCTTGCAACACCTGCCTTAGTCATTCCTGCACCAGACTTTGTGGACCTAAAATACTTTTTAGTTTTTGGTGGTTGTTTATCTCTTCTTCTCATTATTCCAATATAAGTTTCTTTATTGATTTACTTCCATCAATGTTATCTTCTAATTCTGCTTTAGATTTTATACACTGATACTCAACATTATCATCTATACTTCTTGATGCAACCCTCTTACCTTTTAAACATTCACTCATAGATGATTGTATTCTATGTTCTTTTATTTCATTATTAACAATCATAAGTAATGCAACAACTACTTCAACCATGACCATTACCATTTGCTCTTACTTTATCTTTTAGTTCTTCAATATCTTTTAATGCTTTTTCTAGTTGGTTTTTTAAAAATTCTATATTAACTTTGTTAGTCATATTCTGTTCTTGATTTTCTGTAAGTTTTTCTACGTCAGCAAAAACTGATTCCAATAACATAAACTGTTCTTGATCAGTTGGTTTTTGTTCTGACTTTTTAAGTAAGTCAGCTTGAAATAACTCTCTTGATGTTTCAAGTGAGGTAAGTCTAGCAGTAACTTCAGTGTATGCAAAGATACCCATAGCAACCGCTACAATAATACCAACCATATTTTTGATTGGCATACTTACAGATGTATTCTCACTCACTTTCATTACATCCCACCTCTATTCTTAGCTTTGTAAGATCGTTTCTTATGTTTGTTCATACTAGACATCTTGGGTCGTTTACCTATGCTAGTTTTTTTTGGTATTCTTTCGTGAGGTATAAACTCTTTTAGATTTCTTTTTGCCATATTTCTTACCTGTTTGCTGTGATAACATAGTTACCTTTTTGCCATACTGTTGTGCAAAACTTTTGCTAATCATTTTTTACCTTTGAATATTTGTGTGCCTTTTATACCATAGATACTAGCTACAACTAAAATCCAAAGATTTGTGAACCAAGAAGGAAGCTGTTGGAACTGTTCAAAGAACTCTTTTATTTTCTCTGCTGCACCAGGATCGTCACTAAAAACTCCATAAGCGATCACTAGTATCGGCAGCGTTAATACGACCAACACGAACTCGTCTTTCCAGTCTGATTGTCTTGCCTCTAAAAGTTTACCAGAATATTCTAGTTCACCACTAGCCATCTTCTCTGCGTGTTTAGCTTGTGCATTAGCCATCATCATTTTAGTTTCTTGTTTCTTTTTATAAATATGACTACCAGCATTTACTGCTAATTTAATTGCACTGAACCACATTATACTAAATCCTTTGCTTTACCTATTATTGGTTTATACTTTGTTTTACCCTCAGATTTGTATGCGTGCAAGAATTGTTTTCTAGGTGAATCAGATACATAGCTACAATGAATCCATCCACTATTAGGTTCACCAGGTGTGTAGAACTCAAGAATTAATTGGTCATACTCTAGGTTTTTTTGAATCCAATCAGCTAGCTCTGCATTGTCTGTACCCATCACTTCAAAATCTGCCGCCTCAGCTTTGGCATGTTGTGAATTTACTGAGCTACCTATCTTAATACAAAGTTGTTCACTACGAAATCCGCTAGTCACCTTAACTCTACCAAAGTGATCACGAACTGGTTGTAGTATGTTTTCGCAAAGTGATTTTAATTTTTCTATTTGATCTGCATTTGGATTGTTATCAATATCCATTCTGATAGCAGTGTCTGATTTAATTAGTTCTTGTAATGTAAAGTTTCTTGATAAGTTCATTCGTATATTATCCTTACGTTAAGTTTCTTTTGTTCTTTAGTTGCTCCTCTTGATATGAAAGTTCCTTTAAGATTTCTTTTATATCCATCTGGTGCAACATAACTATCTTTCTTTCTATAATTTTTACTTTTAACATCATAAGCAGTATACTCACCTGTAGTCATATTTAAAGTCACAATATCTATTGGTCCTAGTCCACCAACAGGAGTAAATACAATAAGATTAGGGTTTTTTGCAAGACGCAGTTGTGCAGTAAGTTCAGAGGTTAAGCCTGTAACAGCTTTTGTACGCCTAGCCATTCCATTTAAAGAAGCCTACAACTGCCGCTATAAGACCTGCTAAAAATATTAATACGTTTACCGCACCCTTTCCTTTGTTCATATCCTTTCTTAGATCCTTGATGTCTTGTCTCATCTCATCGATTGCTTTAAATAATGTTTTCATTCTCTCTGCACAGATCGCTTCATGCTTAGATATTCTATGACCTAGTGATGCTTGTACTAATTGATCTTCTTTCTTTTTTCTAGGCATTTACTTTAAGCTCCTTACATTCAAATCTAACTACGATCTTTTCTTTTTCAAAATCAGGTTTATCCCATTCTTCTAGTTCTTTTAAGTTTCTAAAAGTTTTTTGTGCAATAGCATAACCTGCATTGACGCAATCATAATGTGAATTGAATTGGTAACCTGATACTGTGCTGTTTGGACATTTACCTGTAGTCATGCTGCACATATATAGGATCAATAAATATTTCATATCATCGAGCAACTGTTGGGATTCCTGTAGATGTAACAAATGGAGATTCTGCGAAAGCCATGTAGATGTATGTTCCACCTGATGCGTTTGTTTCTGCTCCATCATTTCTTATTTTAAAACCATTTGAAAGTATATCTCTACGAAAATCAGTTCCTATTGTAGATTCACTTGAGATTGTATTTGCTTGTAAAGAAGTAGTTAGTTTTCCATTATAATCTGTTCTTTTACTATCTTGTATATTCCAATCATTAGATGTGTCTGTTCTTTTTATCATAACCCAAGCTGGTTTAAATCCAGTATAAATAAATGGTCCATCTGTACTTCCATTTCCTGTGTATTTTCCAAACTTGCTGTAGCCTTTTTTCTCTGCAAAGCAGTAGGCAATAAAAGTTCTACCACTATCAAAAGCTGTTCCTGTTGTAAAAACACTTGTAGTTGGTTCTGTATCATTCCAAACTGTTGCATTATCAGCCGTTGCATCTGTACTATTGAGTTTTATAAAATCTGTAGCATCTGTTGATTTATGATAAGTGTACCAAGAACCTATAGCACTTGTAGGTTTTGTAATAATCATAGCAGGTTTTACACCTAAACCATGTCCAATCGTTGCATTAGAACCTGTGCCAACCCATTTAACTATTGAAAATCCAGCAGTAGTATTTGCAGAAACAGTTGAGTTTATATCTCCATCTGTGTTTGATGATGCAGAGCCACCAGCTTTCCATGACCAACCAACATAATTGTAAGAAGAACTATTTATAGAATTATCAGTTGTAGAAATTGTAAATCCATCACTATCAAAACTTGATATAAAACTTGGTGTTGATTCTGCTTCTGTTGAATTTGATTTTAATCTTTTACTAACACCTCTAACAGAATCAAATAATTGATGGTTATCTGCTTTATTTCTTTGTTTTTGCCATAGCCAATCAGGTTGATGTCCAACTCCTGTAATAGCATTTGAACTAGAATCATCTCCTGTCCATAAAACAGTATTAAAATAATCTGTTGGTTTATCTATTGTTGTGTAAGCCATTAGCAAATCTCCGATTTGATCATGTTATCCATTATCCAAACTCCGCTAGGTTTTTAGTATTGAGTGCATAATATCCTGATGGTACAGAATATTCAAAGTTTCCATAGCCATTACCATCACTATTTCCTGATGAGATTGAGAATGCTGGAGAGCCAAAGTTTGCTGAAAATTGAGAAGAACTTGATTCTTTATCTCCAGCACCAAAAAAATAAAAACCACTTGTGGTGTTAGATGGATCAGTAATAGAAACTGCTCCTGTTCCTGTTGAGCCACTTGTAGGGTTGCCACTATTTTGCCATGTACCATTTTTAGAGAAATATAATTTATTGTTATCTAAATCTAATGCTACTCCTATAATATCATTATCTGTATAACTTGACCATGTTCCACCTACTGAGCTTGCAGAATTTAATACTGTACCATCACTTCTATAACCCCATGAATAAGAATTATTACCAAGCCAATCAGTAGTAGCGTCAGGTGAACTATGTGAAACACCAACATAATTGTTTCCATTAACATCAACAGTTTTAACTTCAAAATACCATTTACCTTGAGATATACCTATTGTAGATAAATTAAAACTTTCATTACTTGCACCGCTAGTCAGATAAAGGTTTCCCTCACTAAAAGATGCACCACCATAAAAATTATCTAAAGGATTCCATGTTGCAAAATTATTTGTGCAAGTATCAGTAGATTGATCTATGCTAGTTAAATTATTAACAGTAAAGTTATTTCCATTTCCTGATGCATCTGCACCTAGACTACTTGCATTTTCAAAATCTAAATAAAATCCATTTGTGCCAAAGGTTAAACCTGATACATCTTTTGGTTTCCATATTGTCGGACTATCTTCGTCAAATTCTCCAAATGATGTTGGTGCTAATTGTTGACCATCTATGTAAACAAATTCTGCCATGTAACCATCATATAATGGATTTGTTTGCTCACTATCTTTACCAATAGCATTTAATTCTCCAGCACCTAATTTGATGTCTTGATTTTGTGATGGATATGTTTCTGTTCCAAAAGATGTAATTTGTGAACCATTATGATAAAATTTAACACGATTTGAAGCTGTGCCTTGTGTAGTGTCAAAAGCAATTACTATATGCGACCACGCAGATGGGTCACGAAAGACTTGATTTGTTTGTAAATGAAAACTGTCTGCAACACTTCTAAAAGTTAATTGACCACCACTTTCAATTCTAATAAAGTTTCTATTACTTGATCCAGCAGTAAATATTCCTTGTTCAGCACTTAACTCCCCTCTTTTCAACCAAACAGATACTGTGCCAATATCATGTGAAGTACCATCACCAGAAAATGTTTTTGTTAAACTATCGCTACTACCATCATTAAACCTACATGAGTTAGTTACATCAAAGCCTGTGTCTTTTATGGAGTTAGTTCCAAGTATTAGTGGCATTAAATCTCCTTTGGAAATTCTGCTAGTGGTCTTGTTATTGTTCCGTCTTCTTGTTCTGTGTATTCATATAATGCTTTTAGTTCATCAACAGTAGTACAAGCGTCTATTTGAGTTTCCATTTCATTAGACTTACTTCTAACATTTGCTCTATAAGTTTTTACATTCTCAGGGATTGTGTATGTATCATCATCTAATGCTTTGTGATTATGCCAATCTGTTTTTTCTAATAAACCTGATGCTTGTTGTTTTACAATTCTTTTCTTTTCTGTTTTTAAACCATAGTTAATTAGTTGTACTCCATCATCATCTAATACAGGATCGCCATTTTCATATACTGCGTTTTCATCTTCTAATCTTTTTGGTGTAGCAGTTCCCCAAGATTCTGTAACTTGACCATCTGCAAATGTGTAAGATAAATTTGTATTTATATAATATGCTTCATCTTTTCTATTAGTTGAATCTGTTATTACTTCATAAATACCGATAGCATTTAGTTCAGATTGTGACCACAATTGAAATATTTTAGCTGGGTATCTTACATCTCCAATTACTAAAGATTTAGGATTTGTAATTAATTTTGTTATCTCATTGTTTTCTACTATTGCATACATATTTTAACTCTCACTTAAATTTAATGTTCTACCTACTTCTTGCCATACAGCACCATTGTATCTAAAAACTAATATATCAGTTTTACCATCTGTTGATGTAAATGTTGGTGCAGTTGATGCTGCAAATTCAAATATAGTATTAAATGCAATAGTATGTGAACCATTGTAATTAATTTCTAAAGCTATAAACGCACCCTCAACATTGTTAGTAGGTGCAGCAAAAGTAGTGTTTTCTGTTGTTACATGAACTGCATTTGGTTTAGCAGAAGCATCCCAAGCTACAGCATTTGATGAAGAAGTTAGTGTTGATTGTGCAACATTAGCTGCTACAGCAAATGATGAAATTCCAGCAACACCAAGTGTGCCATCAAAACTAATATTTCTTATTCCAGCATAATCTTTACTAGCATCTAAAATTACAGCTTTACTTGCTATTGCATTTCCAATAGCTGTGCTGCCTAAATCTAAAGCATTTATTTCTCCAACAACTACAGTTGCTCCATCTAAAATATTTAATTCTGATGCAGTAGAAGTTACTGCTACATCTTCATTTATTTTTGGTGATGTTAAAGTTTTATTTGTAAGAGTTGCAGTTGAGGTTGCTGATACTAATCTAGAATCACCACCTGTGCTTGGTAGTGTAAGAGTATTTGTAGCAGCTTCAGAGTGTGGTGCAGCAATTATTGTTTGTCCATGTGAATTAGCTTCACAATTTAATACAATTTTACCTTGATTAGTATTACCTTTTATAACAACTTTACCAGTACCATTTGGTGCTAAATTAATATCACCATTACTAGCAGTTGCTAAATCAGTAGAACCAATAGTTGCACCATTAATTACAGGAGCTGTTAAAGTTTTATTACTTAAAGTTTGTGTTCCAGAAAGTGTTATAAAGGTACTTGTATCTACAGCAGCATCTTGCCAAGCAGAACCTGAGTAAACACGAAGCACATCACTTGTAGTGTTAAAATATAGCATACCTGCTGCTAAAGCATCACCATCATTATCTGTTGATGGATCAGAAGATTTAGAACCTAAATAAATATCATCAAAAGCATCAGCAGAATTAGCGGCAGCAGTTGCACTTGCGGCAGCGGCAGTAGCTGAAGAGGCAGCGTTTGATGCAGAAGTTGAAGCATTAGATGCTTGTGTAGAAGCAGATGAAGCAGAACTTGCTGCGGCAGTTGCTGAACTAGCAGAAGCTGTTGCAGATGTTGCTGCATTGGTAGCACTTGTTGCTGCTGATACAGCATCTACTAATAATTGAAAATGATCTGTGTCTGTTAAACTATCACCTACAACAGAATCAGCTACACAAATATATACATTGTTAAGTTGAGCTGCTGTTGTTGATTTAATAATATCTCTTTGTACATAAGCTGCTGTGGTTACAGTAGCATCAGTGCCTTTAAAAGTTCCTAACTCTTGAGTAACTGAAAGTTCACCAGAAGAATCAAATGCTAAAACTTTATTGGCTCTATCTGATGCACCTACAGTAAACTCTGTAGATGTCATAGTATT